TACCCTACGCTGATCTTACTCAAGAGACTGTTCTTGGGTGGGTGTACGACTCAGTAGACAAAGACGCTACTGAAGCAAGCCTGCAAGCTAACATTGATTTGCAGGTCAACCCTGTCACTGCTGCGGGTGTTCCGTGGTAACTTAGGAGAAAATCTAATGAGAAAAGACAACAAGCCTCAGATGATTACGATTAATGATGTTGAACACGACACAGCTACATTCACTGAAGAGCAGATTGCTATGACTAATCACTGTCTCGATCTGGACAGGAAGATTAGCAACATGAACTTCCAGTTACAGCAATTGCAAGTGGGGAAAGATTCTTTTTTGAAGATGCTTACTGAGTCTTTAGAGACTGTTGAAAGACATATTGACTAAAGGATATAACCTTGAGCCTTGTAGATTACGCTAAGACCGAGAGACAACGCGAAGCAATAAAAGCGTGGCAAGACTGCGGTGAGGTTGTTGCTAAAGCGGCGGGTGTCTTGGGCGTTTCTCCGTCTACACTTCGCGACCACATTGGTGCGGTTAAAAACGCTGCGGCTGCGGCGGGTTACTCTGGAAACTGGGATGCAACACGCCACGTTCCAGAGGGCGAGATAGTCATTGGTCGTAGTATTTACACTTCTGATGATGAGGGGAACAAGGCATGGTTAAAGACTAAGCGGACAATGACCGAAGCAGCGCGAGACAAAGCGCTGCAAGGTTTTGTTGATGGTCTGGTTAAAGGTCTTCCCAAGTACAAGCCTAAAGCCAAGCCCAAGGCTAAGAAGTTTGCTGATGACCTACTACCTACCATAGTAATAGGTGACGCACACTTCGGGATGAGGGCTGACGCGAGGGAAACTAAGTCTAGGGATTACGACACCAAGATAGCCTCTAGCGATATGTTAGATGCAATTGATTACTTAGTCGATTCCTCTCCCGCGTCAACTCAAGCATTGCTTGTGAATGTCGGTGACTTTATTCACGCTAACGGATCAGGCGGAACTACGTTTGCAGGAACTAAGCTAGACGTAGACACTAGAATTGAAGTGGTACTAGAGATAGCCGCACAGACGTTTATGTTTGCCATTGATAAGATGTTAGCAAAGCATCAGAACGTCACTGTTATTATGGCTCGTGGTAACCACGATTCAGACACAGCAATCGCCCTCGCGTTGATCTTAAAGTTTTACTACTCAAAAGAGAAAAGGGTAAAAATACTAGACCCTCACGGCTTCTTCCATACTCTACAGTTTGGTCAGAATCTAATAGCAGTACACCACGGAGATAAGGTTAAAGCAGCAAAGTTAGGAGCTATCCTACCCAAGATGCTACCTACTCAGTGGTCATCTACAAATTACCGCAAGTGGATAGTAGGTCATGTCCATCACCAGAACGTCTTAGAGACTGACAACGGGGTGTTTGTAGAAACTTTCGGAACATTAGCACCACCCGACTCTTGGCACGCAGGAGCAGGTTACGGAGCGTCAAGTGTTATGACTCAGATAGTCTTTCACCGCGAAGGTGGTGAAGCTATACGCCATGTATACCAATTACGGGACTCTGTTAAGACTCCTGATTTAACGCTGTAGGAGAGTAAGATGGAAGACCGATTGAGCAGAGTAGAGAAGAAAATTGACACACTTCAAGAAGCTATCGTGTCATTGGCGCGTGTTGAGGAAAGACTTGTTACTGTGTTTAATCGGCAGTCCCATATAGAGTCAAAAGTAGACGCGATGGATGAGAAGGTAGATCGTTTATCCGAAAGCGTCATTAAGGGTAAATCAGCCGAACGCATAGTCTGGCTAGTGTTAGCAGCGGCAATCGGCGCAGCAGTTAGGTTTGCAGGATAATTATGGAAAAACTGTACGCTCAACTAGCACTAGATGCTTATCAGGACAATATACCGGCATCTATGAAGATAGAAAACCGTTTAACGTCTACGGTTGCGTTTATACAGTTTACTCCAGAATGTAATTACGTTGTCTTTCGCGGAACTAACTCTTTCGCGGATTGGCTATTTAACCTAACCGCAATCCCTGCGTACTACAACAAACGATGGAGTCATGCGGGATTCTCAGCAGCGCATAAGTCAGTGTGGAAGCGCATTAGAAGATGCCTAAACCCATACAAGAAAACCGTATTTATTGGTCATTCTCTTGGCGGAGCGTTAGCAGAATTATCCGCATGGGCATGTAGAGATTTTGATGATGTATCGCTCGTGACTTTTGGCAAGCCCAATGTATTTGTGCGTGGCTCTAAAAAAAGAATGCACCACAAGAATCAAATATCTTGTGTCTCAGGCAGTGACGTTGTTGCTCGCATGCCTAAGATTGGCTATGCACCAGACGCCAATCAGGATTTAATATACTTTGATAATTGGGGGCATGTTTTATTCAACCCTCCTCGCGGCTATATTAAAAAAGATTTTGGTCTTGGAGATTCGTTGTCAGATCATTCGATGAAAAGCTACAAGCAGATTCTTAATGACATGCAGATTAGTGTTAACGAATTACGCCAGATGAGAACACCTCTTACACGAACTGTTTAAGGATATTTATGAACAAAATACTGGGTACAATTATAATGCTTGGGCTTTCAAGTTGCACACAGCTCAACAGTCTTGAGATTACTCCTGACGACAACGCAATGGCCTGTATCAAAGGCAATACTTCTGCAAGCTCTGGTCTACTTGGTGGAAATATATCAGGTATTACCGTTGAGCTTCCTGCCGCAACGGATACGTCCAACTGGACAGCAGCAGACTGGAAAGAACTAGCCGAGCTTTGTGATTAACAACTGGACATACGCTCATGATTATAGATTTTCCGGATACCAAGGTAGATCATCAAATAGAAGACGCGATGGAAGCGCTAGGCAACTGGGTGGAGTCTCAAATAAACTTAGAGCTAAGCCCTATAATTCTAATAGGGTTGATGGAAACCTATAAGTCAGCACTGACAAACAACTTGCTGATAGATGAGGACGAGTAATGGCAGGACTAGGAAATAAACTCAACCCAAACTCTATGGTTTTAACTGACCGAGGGTACGTTAGTGCTGCGGAAGCAGAATATCAGCACAGCCGAGGAACTCTTAATATTATTGGCCGTGATGGCAAGGCGGTTAACTCGCAAGAGTTAGTGCTTGACCCTCTTGAGCCAACTGCTCAACAACGTATTAAGGGCGACCTAGCAAGCCTCATTGGTATGCCTGCGCTACAAGCAGGAGATTTGTACAAAGAGTTTGGTGGGTTTGGCAGTACTCTTGACAACAGAACAGGCATTCAGTCTAGCCAAGAAATGTTTAACGAAACCTATGCCGAAGCTCTTGCTAACGAAGCTATGGCTAACGTACTAGAAACACAAGGCGTTCCGGATGTTGTCTCATTTACCTTGGAAGATACTTTTCGCCCCGTAAACGTAGCAAATGGCATAGATGAATTTGAAGCTAACTATGTCAAAGATTTATTAGATAAAGGCTTAGTTACAATTGCTGATGTCGCTCAACAAACAGGCATATCCGAGCAGGATATACAAAATGCCTACAACGAAATGTCAGGGATAGCAGTTGCTGATGCGCTAAATGATCCTACTGACGCAACAGCAGGGACAATTAATCTTACTGTTGGCTCAAACCAAATGCTTAGTGATGCAGATTTAGCAGCAGCCCAAGCAGCCCAAGCAGCAGCAGAAGCAGCAGCTCCAGAAGAAGTCGTAGACCTAACAGAGGACACGACAGCCAATGATTTATTAACTGGCGGTAATGGTTCTTTGGGTGATGCAGCAGACTTAGGTACAGTCAGCCAAGACCCAACAGTAGATCAAACGACAACCACAAGCACTACAGCAGACACAACCGCCGCAGGCACTACAGAAACTGTTAGTGATGTTAATGAAACATGGACTTACAACGAAGAGACAAACAGCTTTATTAGCTCTACTCTTGGAGATAGTGTACCAAACCTTGGCGGCACTCTTATAGACGGACAAGAGTATCAAGTAACTCCTGTAATAGGAGCTGACGGAGTAGTTGCAGAAAACGTAGTTAGCAACACTACCAACACTGGCGGTAACTTCGTGCTTGATGACATAGATATCATCCAAAGACCAACAATTAAGGTTAATAATCAAGGCCAAATCACAGACGGCATTGACACCTTGAGTAAAGAAGACTCAGGAACTTTTATAGCCAATCTCCCTAATACTATTGTTGAAGGTATTTTAGACGGCAGCTTGCTTGGTCAAGTGGGCGACAAAGGCGATAAAGGTGACAAAGGAGATACGGGTGCTACTGGTGCAACCGGAGCTACTGGCGCTACCGGAGCTACTGGTGCTGCCGGTATAGACGGTATAGACGGTATTGATGGTGAAAAAGGAGATAAAGGCGACAAAGGCGACCAAGGTCTTCAAGGGTTAATGGGTGATACTGGCGCAACTGGAGCTACAGGCGCTACAGGTGCTACTGGGGCTACCGGAGAAAAAGGCGATACAGGGCAACAAGGCATACAAGGCGAGCAGGGTATGCAAGGCGAGCAGGGCTTGCAAGGTTTACAGGGTATAAGAGGCGAAAAAGGCGATGCAGGAAAAGATGGCGCAATTGGTTTATTCGCTCAAGTAGTTAACAGCACTCCACTAACTGACTCAATTTTGTTTGAGCCAAAGTTTACAGAGCTAGATAACATTCCGGTTGGGATGTTTGAGCGATTCTTACAAGCCACTGGAGGCAGGTAGATGACATACTTAGAAGCAATTAACAACGTCCTCCGCAGGTTACGAGAAGATGAAGTATCAACAACTAATGAGACTTCGTATTCTGCTCTGATAGGCGACCTAGTAAATGACGCAAAGAAGCTAGTAGAGGATTCGTGGAACTTTTCTGCACTACGCAGCACCATTCAAGTTTCCACTGTGGTGGGTCAGCCAGAGTATTCTCTTACGGGCTCGGGTCAGAGTGCGGTAATTAAACAAGCACTTAACAGTAATGGTCAGGGATTTTTAACACTAAACACTATCCCATATTTTGATAACCTGTACTTTAATCAAACCCCTGCAAATGGCTCGCCTACTGACTACGTTGTAAGTGGCGTAGATGATAATGATGATTTGAAAGTAAGGGTGTATCCGCAGCCTGACGCTGTGTACACACTACGCTTTGACATCGCTGCACCACAGGCTCTACTCACAACAGATGCTACTAAGATTAAAGTCCCGTATCATCCTGTCGTACAGATGGCCTACGCTATGGCTCTTCGCGAAAGGGGTGAGACAGGCGGTCAGTCAGCAGCAGAACAGTTTGCCGTAGCTTCGTCAGCGTTGTCAGATGCAATAGCAGTAGACGCTAACCGTTACCCAGAAGAAACAACATATAGGGTGGTGTAGATGGCTCAACAACTACAGAGCATTACAATCACAGCTCCGGGATTCGCAGGGATAAACACCCAAGACGCACCTCTCGCGCAAGAGCCTAGCTTCGCTGCTGTTGCAGATAACTGTGTGATTGATAAAGAGGGAAGGATAGCTGCCAGAAAGGGTTATACCATGATCTCTACTAACGGAGCTGCGGTACTAGGCACATCCGATGGCATTGAGTCTATGGGCGAGTTTGTTGCAAATGACGGGGATACTATTTTCTTCTCGGCAGGAAACAATAAAGTCTTTTCAGGAACTACCACTCTAACTGACTTGACACCTGCGGGATATACCATTACCGATAACAATTGGAAGATGGTCAGCTTTAACGGTTCGATGTTTTTCTTTCAGCGTGGATATGAGCCTTTACTTTACAAGGATAGCACTGGTGTTTTTGACCCTATGTCAGCTCACGGACACGCTACAGGTACTCCGCCGCAAGGTAACGAGTGTCTAGCTGCGTTCGGTCGTTTATGGGTCGCAGATTTTGCGGACAATAAATCTATTATCTACTGGTCTGACCTATTAAACGGCTCACACTGGACAGGAGGCTCTACAGGCTCGATTGACATTACTACTGTCTGGCCTACAGGGTACGACACGATCGTTGCTCTAGCGGCTCACAACGGCTTCCTAGTGATATTTGGCAGGAACTCTATCGTCTTGTATTCAGGAGCGGAAAGCCCCGCTAACATGACCCTCGCGGATACCATCTCTAATGTGGGTTGTGTGTCGCGAGACGCAGTGGTGTCTACAGGTAAAGATCTTATTTTCCTTGATGACTCAGGGGTTAGAAGCCTAGCAAGAACCATTCAAGAGAAGTCAGCCCCAATTGGCGACATATCTAAGAACGTCAACAACGATATCAAGTCTCTCTTCGCGGCAGAAACTGGGAATATTAGCATGCACTACTCGCCTCGTGAGGCGTTTGTGTTACTAAACTTCCCACAGTTAGCCGTAGTATATTGCTTTGATACTCGCTTCCCTCTACAGGATGGAAGTTTTAGAGCAACCACATGGTCGCACATCAACCCATTAATCTTTGCTAATACCTCTACCGAGTCTTTATATATTGGCAACAGCGCGGGGATCGCTCAATACATAGGATTTAAAGATGGAACAACAAGTTATCTTCTTAGCTACTTTAGTCACCCTCTTAGCTTTGGCGATACATCTAACTTGAAGTTCCTAAAGAAGATAAACCTCACTACTTTTGACGGGGCGGAGGCTACAGTAGTACTTAACTGGGCATACGATTACTCCGGTGCGTACAGGAAGCAAGCGTATACCTTACCAAAGTCGAATGTGGGACAATACAATATCTCAGAATTTAACACCGAGGCAGAGTACTCTTCCTCTATTGCACTAATAACGCGAAAGAAAATCAATACGTCAGGACAGGGTACAGTAGTAGCCGTTGGCGTAGAGACCACAGTTGATGGCAAGACAATTGCCTTGCAAGAAATTAATATTCAAGCCCTAATGGGAAGGATTGTGTAATGTCTAACTACACGAAGATAACGAACTTCGCAGCTAAGGATGCTTTGGTTAGTGGTAATCCCGCTAAAGTAATCAAAGGCACTGAGGTGGGGGCTGAGTACGATGCAATTGCTGTAGCAGTAAATAGCAAATCAAACTCTGAGTCTCCTACATTTACAGGAACGGTCACCGCAGCCAACCTAGTGGTTAGTGGTACGTCCACATTTGATACTATTGATGGAGGTACTTACTAATGGCTTGGTATGATAATTTAATTGGCAGTCAAACAGGCAACCTCCTCGCGGGATTGGGTGGTTTTGCTGCACAAAACGAAGCAATCAAAGATATACAAGGTCTTAGTGACGATGCTTCTACGGCTATCTACGGGCAAAACTATACAGTGCCTCAAGGTGGTTTAATTGGCGAGATAGATCGTCAGTCTACATTTAAACCTTTTGGTGTTACTACAGCTACAGGTTCGCGAGCAGGCTTTAGCTCTACCGGAAACCTAGATACTAGCCTTAGCCCTACCGAGCAGGCTCTACAAGAGCGAATGCTAGGTTTTGGCAGTAGAGCATTTGGGTTTTTAGATGACCCTGCTGCAAGAGAACAAGAGCAAGGCCAGATTATCGGCATGCTTACGCAAGACCCTACGCAAAGGGCTGCGCGAGAGCAGGAAATCATGGGCAACCTCACAGCCCTGCAAGCACCTGAGCAGGAGCGTCAGCGCCTTGCGCTCGAGGAGCGTCTATTTGGTCAAGGAAGGACAGGTGTTCGCACAGGTATGTTTGGTGGCACACCAGAGCAGTTAGCCCTTGAAAAGGCTATACAGGAGCAACAAGCGGGCTCTGCATTAACAGCTATGGAACAGGCTCGCGCAGAGCAAGCCTTGACCTCACAGCAAACACTGGCAGGACTAGGTGAAACACGCAATCGGTTTGATTTGTTAGGTCAGCTAGGTCTACAATCTTTACCTGCTGCCTACCAAGGACAGAACCAACTTCTTGCAAATCTTAACCCTGCGCTAGATGCATTTAGAACTAGCCAAGCCCTTCGCGCAACAGGTTTAACTACAGGAGCAGGACTAGCAGAGTCAGGACTAGAAGCGCAGCTAGGCTTTGAAGGTCTTGCGGCAGCGTTACGTCAGCAGCAGTTCCAAGGTTTGTTTGATCTACTAAAGGGTGAGCAAGCTGCCGCAGCGCCTACCACAACGTCTTCAGCAGGTGATTTTTTTACTAACTTCGCCAAACAGCAAGGTGCTTTTTCGTCCAACCCTGAAGCTCTAGCGGCTTATGAAGCACTTTTAGGAGGTTAAACAATGGCTATTAATATAAACACACTTTTTGCGGACATTATTGATACGCCTAAGCAACGTCAAGAGAAGCTGCTACAGCAAGGCATGATGCAGGGTAAGTTGCTGTCTTCTAATCTTACCGGATTAGCTAGAGCAGCAGCCCCTCTTGCTCAAACAGCAGGTCAGCTAGGCGTACAACGCAACGAAGACTTGCGCCGTGGCGTACAACCTATGCTTGGGTTAGATCCAAGAAGTAGTGGCGAAAAAATAGGCGAGCAGATTGCACGGTTAGACATGTCTACGCCTTTGGGAATGCGTCAAGCTGCGGAAATTTTACAGTCCACTAATCCTGTTCAAGCAGCAGCTTTGCGAGCAGCGGCATCTCAAAAAACAGTTGAACTGGCGGATAAAGCCAGACAAGTATCTAGACAAGATACCGCAGATCTATTGCAGCAAGAGTCGGCAGATCGTGCAGCAAGAGGAGAAGATCGTGCAATTGATGCAGCAGAAGAGCGCGTCACAAGATTTAATGAATGGAAAGAAAGTAATGCAACTCAGCAAGCGTTACAAGTCTTAAATTTAGAGAACGCGGAAACTAGTGCTGCGGCAGCAAAGACAGTGCGCGAAGGTAAAACCGAGTTAGAAAAACAACTAGCGGCAACTTACAATCAAGATATACCAGAAGAAAAAATGCTGCACGATGCGGTTTTGTCGGGCATGTTTACTCCTGCCAAATTAGAAAAATTAATATCTGGTGATCCTAATAGCTTACGCTACACAACTGCTAGATTTATGAACTCTGAAACAGGCAGAATGGAAAACTACAATATTGTTATTGACCCTAACAATGACAATGAAGTTACTAAGTTGAATCTAGCGTCTAGCCAACCACCGCTTGGGTCAGTTTTTAAGCCAACTAGAATGCCAAACGCATCAGGCGTGGCGCTAAAACAAACAATAAGAAAAAATCCAACATTAAAGGCTTTTACAGACAGCACTAAATGGTTTGCAGGAGACCAAGCTATTACTATAGATTCTCTAGCAAACTTAATTGATTTTATTTCGCAAGAGCGTGGCATTTCTCAGCAAGCAGCAATTCAAATAGTTGAGGGCATGAACCGCGAGGATGTTGCGGCAGGAGTCTACATGCCAAACGCTAGCGAGCAATCGTCTGTTAAACCTGCGCTAGAATATGACCCCGAAACTGGCAAACTCAAATCCACAGGAGGTTAACACATGGATGAAATGATTTTAGTTAATCTTCCTGATGGCAGTGTGGCTAGTTTTCCTGCGGGTACGGCAGAACAGGATATAATTTCTTCCATTAAAACACACCTTAGCAGTCAGGGCGACACAGTTAACGAGCCTCAAGAGACTGCTGCTGCCGACACTTTAGTTGATGATTTTTCTGGCATGGAAAGGTTTGCGTTCGAGTTTAATACTTCGCCAAATCTCACTGGCAATATTGCATTGTTAGCAGAAGCCGCAATCCCTATGGGTTACTTTGGCGATCCTTCCAATGAGGGCAATGGTTTTTATACAAGCCCGAGCGAAGCATACGGCGAAGACTACGATGATCTTTCTTACGATGAAAAGCGTCAGCGAATTCAAGAATACAGACAAAAAGTTTATCAAGCTAAATATCCTGAGCTTTATCAAAGAGCAAGGATAGATGGCGAAAGCACTGGTGGCATGGGACTTTTTGGCGCAGTTGTAAAGGGCATAGCAGATCCCTCAACTTTATCTCCCGTAGGCAAAGGATTAAAACAAGTCGCTGCAATTAGTGGTCTTCTAGCAGGAGGGTACGAAGCTACTAGAGGTCTTGCTGAAGATGGCGAGATTGATTACGCCATGACCGGCCTAGCCACAACGGGCGGAGCAGCGTTTGGAACAATGGCAGACAAAGCCATCAGAGCCATTAAGCCAAATTACAATAGATTAAAAACCGCATTAAACGCCAGACGAACCGAGGCCGACACACTCGCGGCTAACGAAAAAATGGTAGAGATTAATTCTAAAATAATTGAAATGCGAGCAGAGGGTTTAGATCTTGACAACCCTGTAATTGGCGCTGTGTCTCGGTTGGGCATTGAGCCTAAAGAAGCGATCAAAGTATTAGGCACTGCCACCGAAACATTTGATTTGCCAACTCCCGAAATAGCAAATGCTATTAAAGAATTTCAACATACACTTGACGTTGCCGCAGTGCCGCAAGGTTGGGTGGCAGATATGTTGGGCTCTGTTTCTACGGGTATTAAAAAAATCAGCCCTGAATTATACAAGTCAATGCAAGAGTTTGAGCTTAGAACTCTTACTCGCAACGCCACATACATGAAAAACATACAAGGCTTTGAAAAAATAGAGAAAGCCATACCTGCCAACCAAAAAGACGCATACGCAACACTACTTGCCAATGGTGATTACGATGGCGCAATAGAGCTAGCATCTAATTACGGTATCAATGAGGTGCGCATCGGTGGAAGACTAACTGGGGAGTCTAGATCCGTTCTGGATATTATGGATGGCGTTAAAAGAACTTTAAAAGATATTCATGAATCAAGACTCACGATAGATGAAAATGCCAGAGAAATTCCTGACTATTTTCCTCGCATAAATAAAGATGTAGAAAAAACAAGACTTGATCTAGGGTTAAGCAATATAGAAAACAGCAGACTAGACAAGATGTTCAAAGACAAAGCTAATTCTATGAACAGAGAAGTGTCTGACTTAACTCAAGCGCAAAAAACTTCTGTGATGGAAGCATTCTTAAAAAATGATGTTAGGTATTCCATTAAAGAAACTACACCTAATCAATATAAGCGGCGCGAAATTGCGGTGTTAGATTCTGATCTCATTAAGAATTACGAATCGCCCACTAACGCTTTGACAAAATACATCACACGAATGACCAATGACACAGAGACTAAAAGATTATTTAACAATGTGTCTGCGCTAAAAAGCGATGAAGGAGAAATGAACATTAGCGAAAGCATCGGAGCATTAGCTAATGACTTGTTTGATTCTGGTGACATCAACTCCGCAGAAGTAAAACAACTACAAAAGTTTTTATCAGCAAGACTTGAGGCGGGGACTCAGCCGGCGGGAAAACTTGGTCAATTTTTTAATGACTTAAAAGCAGTCAGCAACATGATACTTCTCGGCAACCCATTCTCTGCTGCTACTCAGCTAGGAGACTTGTTTGTTGCAGCTCACCGATACGGAATTAAGAATACGCTAGGCTCTGTAGTAAAAGGCATTACTGGTCGCGGCGATATTAACGTAGAAAAACTTGGCTTAACTAATATCATTGCAGAAGACATGAACAACCCTAGCAGTTTGGCAGGGGTATTGGATGGCGCTTTAAAATACTCGGGCTTTAAAGCAATGGATAGACTTGGAAAAAACACCGCATTAGAAGCGGCATTTAAGATGAACAAAAATCTTGCCAAAACAACAGCGGGGGTTGCAAAACTTAAAGATAAATGGGGTGATGTGTTTGGCGCAGAGTTTAACGGACTGGTGCAAGACCTTGCGCGAGGGCGGGTATCAGAAAACGTAAAGCTGTTAATGTTTAGCGAGTTGTCAGGACATCAGCCTATTTCGTTACTTGAAATGCCGTTAGCTTATCTGGAAAACCCAAACGGAAGAATCCTTTATAACTTAAAAAGTTTTGCCATCAAGCAACTAGACATGTTGCGCAATAGTATTGGCACAGAATACGACAAAGGCAACTACAAAGAAGCGGGTAAAATTCTGCTATCTTATGCGACCTTGGTTGGCGGCGGGTCTGTGGCGGTAGAAGAGTTTAAGAACGCTATCAAAGGCAGAGGTGTTGATGCCGAGAGAATACCTGACAACGCAATAAAGTTTGCGTTAGGCACTTTGCTGACATCGAGGTATACGGTAGAAAACAAGCTACTCAGAGGCGACATAATAGGCACAGTGCAAGACGTTGTGTCTCCACCTACAACAGCTTTGTCAAACGCGGGGCGGGACATATTTTCAACTGTGGAGTCTTTGTTTAAAGGCGAGCCAGTAGACCCTAAGGCGTTAAGAAGTTTGCCAGTCGCAGGTCAGGGGCTATACAACTTCTTAGGCGGCGGCGCTGAAGCGTTCTTAGAGAAAGAAGAACGCGAGCGCTACAGAGACTAAAACTTCGGGACGCGCCTCTCGCTCATGTTAGTGAGGGGCGCTTCCTTCACCTCGTTCTCAATCAAGAAGTCGCAGAAGTGTTTTATCTTGCGCAGGTCTTCGATCCCACCTTTGTCTCTCCACCGAGAGATGTACTTGATAATCGCCCCTTCACAGAACTGCATCTCATTCGCGAGGATGTACTCAATAGGCTGAATCTTTAGCTTCTTGTAGTGGTCACCTGCCACCTGATGGTCTGTTGCGCTCAATGTAGTAACTCCTCATTCTCGTGCTTGTCTTCTACAAACTGCATGAAATGTTTTCTCATGAAGTCGTTCTTGTTTACGAACTCGGTCAGGTCTTCTAGCATTAAAGCTATAGTGCCAACAACGTCACGGTCATGACCCTCAAGGGTTTGTATCATGTCGTTGATCCACTCGTATGCTTCGTCTGAAGACACCATCTCTATGTAAATTTCTTCGTCCATATGTCACATCCTTACGGTTAACGAGTCCATAGGTCTTAGCTTTTCTATGGGTATATAGTGGTTAATATTACCCCTACCAAAGTCGCGAGGGGTAATTGCTAGTAATTCTTTCCCCCAAGCCCACCCAAGTAAGTCTACTTTCTCATCATCGTACATTGCTAGGACGTATATGTCAGCTTTGACCGTGCCTTGCTTGACGAATAGATTCTTAGCGTTCGGCGTTTTAACTGTTGTCTTTATATCTACTGTAAACTTTAGCGGAATTGTGAAATCGTAACCATCATCACCTGAGATTTTTTCTTTTAGGTCTGCTGCGTAACCATACATCAAAGCGAAGTATAGCTCGCCCATCATGCCGATTGGGTCTTGGTCTTCCACCAACGCATTCTGTTCCGTGTGTGGGTTGTGTAGGTTCTTACGAGCATTGCCATGTGTCTTGGCTAGCTCGGCAACAGCCTGATAGAAATTCATGCGATCCTCCTCTCGTGCTTACGAATAAGCTCAATAAACTCGGCCAACAGTTGCTCGTAATCTGCCTTGTATCGCTTCACGGGGGACGACTTTTTTGCAATCATGTCCTTGACAAAGTCTCTGCCGTACATGTCTTCCATCCACATCGTATACTCTTGAGCAGCAGAACCATGCCTCATACCCCACATGTTGCACCCTGCGCACTGCGGATGGATGTTCTCTATCTCTAGCGCCCAGTAAGACGAGTTGCCCTTGGGGATAAAGTGTCCACCCTGCATGTCCTTGTAGTGCTTTGTAACGCCGCAGGAGACACAAGAGCAATAACCTTGATCATCTGCCGCAGCTATCCTCGCGAGCTTCTGTATCGCCCTATAGCACTCCTGCTTAAGCTGTGCCGAGGTCTTAGTCTTAGGTTTAGACTTGCGCTTTACGCGCCTATCTGTCGCTCTTGGCATCCCAGTTTCTCTCGTGAAGCAATGCAAACATGGTTTTCTCGGCTCGGATCTGGCTAGCAGTATTCATTTTATCGTAGCGCAGTTTAATTAGCGCTATGCTAAACAGCTTGGAGTTAAGCGAGTATGCGCTAGCCACAGCCTTAACGTCTTCTGGTGGATCATACTGCATTTTGTCATTCATGATGCGTCCTCACGGTGTCCGATTTCTAACACTATGCCTTTGTATTGGTACATTCTAGAACGCTTACTTACGCGAAAGCCCGTCTTATAAACGACAATCGCGTAGGCTTGCTGCTCATTATCAGCACACCATTTGGCTTCTTCTAGAGCGTCTTGAAACTCTGCAAATAGTATCATGGTTTTCTGCTCGGGAACTCTACATGCACACCAAATTTCTCACTGAGGTGTCTGCTGAGTACAGAGTACACTCTATGGTAATCCTCTGACGCCACCTTCGCGGTAGACTCCTCGCCCGTGACAACAGTCTGCACGGGCTTCCACAAGTATTCTTTCACCAAGGAAGTAGACCACGGAATGTCTACCTCCTGTTTGATTACCTTCTTCATGTCTAGTCCTGACTCGTTAAGCTTCTCGCTCAGTAGTCGGCAGTACACATGCAGCGCGTTGTTCTGGGCGGATGTTCTGGTCTTACCGCCCTTGATCTTGAGTGTGAGATACTTCTTCTCATCGTACATCGTAGTCATCATCTTGATAAAGCTTTCCAGAGAACGCCTATCATCTACGACCCAGAACTCCCCCTGATTGATGTCTGTCATCTTACTGACCTCTGCCCGTACCTCGCGTCAAACCTTTGCTTCTCGCTCATAACGTGGTCGGAGTAAGTGCAGGATGGAAACTCCTTTACCGTACCCCCTTTCGCGAAGTAGATTTCTAGGTCTTTCTCTAGGCGCTCGCGCACCTCTTGGTTAGTTTGAGTTGCCGTCAACATACTCTTCTCCTATTTTGAACACCTGATCCATCGTCATGCCAAGCGCGTCACAGATTTCTTTGTAGCGTTTTACTTGCATACCCTTTTGGGTAAGTGAGTGCGAGTAGTTAGCTGCACTCACTCCTATCTGCTGCGCCACTCGGATGTGCTTTATGTTTTTAACTGCATGCGCGCATCTAATTGCGTGGCCTATGTGCATGATTATCTCCCTAAACAGCCCAACAACGGTAAGCCTTTGTGCCGTTATGTTTGATTTCGCGAGTGGCGTACTTACGGTTAAGAGAGTTCATGATGTCGGAAAAGCGCTGCCTTTCTTTGTCAGTCTGCACCAAGATAGACTGGCCTTTCTTCATCTTTTCAACCACTGGAGTCATTGTTTCGCGCAAAGAACTTAATCGCGGATGCTTTAAGTTCGGCACACTAAACTGATCCTCTATAGCGTAGGGGCTCTTAGGGGTCTGAGCGGAGAATATTTCTAGGTTATCCTCTATCGCATACTGGCTAGTGGGCTGCTTCGCTTCTTCAGGTTCGGCCTCTTCTAGAGGCAGGTTGTGAGAGATTAATTTCTCTACGGCCTCGCTTAGATTTAACAGGCCGCAGGTATCTTTGTACTGCCGAAGCAAGTCAAAGTGCGATTGCGTCATTTTTAGTGCTACGTTTTTTACTGGTCTTTTCATGTCATCCTCCAAGGATAAGGGGGCTTGCGCCCCCGATAAATTAAAAGGGTATATCTTCGAGAGAAACAGTAGCGGCAGGAGCGGGCTTAGCGATAGCAGCATCCTTCGGCTTTACTGACAGGCTCATGTATTTCTTGCCGCCCTTAGACTCTTTAAGCCACGAATTAATCCAGAACTCTTGACCGTTAACATTGATCGTACCGTTGTAATCGGCATGGGTCTCTGCTTCTTTGCGCTCGTTACGGAACAGCGCGCCACGGTTTGTATCATCGTAATCACTCATCGTATTCTCCTACTGGAAGTATTGGTTAACATCTTGTTTGATTTTTAATGCTGCATTGGTTACATGTTCTGCCAATGCTGCTATGTATTCCTCGTCACGCTCTACGCGAACGATCAGAGGTTTCATGGTTGGGTGATAGGACATGAAGTCCCACCACTGACGGCCTGTGATCCACAAGCACCCCATGATCTGCTGCAAGTGCTTGGAAGGCAGGACTCCTGCTTTCACCCACTCCACATGCGTAGCAGGGGCAGGGCATTTGATTTCTAGCCCGCCGTCCTCCCCCACTAATCCGTCTGGCGAACAACCTGCGTTCACAGTGTCGTGCAGACAGAATCCCAATTCCTGAACAGTAGTACCTGTCAAGGCTTCGTACAATTCACGGGCATCGGGCTCTAATTCCGTGCCACGCTTCATGTGTTCGTTGACGTAAACCAAGGTGGTCTCGCCTGTTAACTCTTCAGCGACTAGCTGATTGATGTAAGCCTCAACCTGCGTAGACTTGCCTCCCTTGCCGGTGACAATCTTCGAAAACTGTGAGGCCGATGGGACACCTAGCCTAGCTGTTAGCCACTCAGCGCTGCCCTGTTCGCACTCTATCTTTTTCATGACTCATCCATAGTTTGTTAGTTAGATCTATCAGCTCTTTGCAAGGCTTGCAGAACGGGTAGTACTGCGGCGCTACCAACGCTTTGCAAGTCTCGCACCGTATGTCCTTGCGCATTAGAATCCGAACTCTGTGTCAGGCTTCTGGCGCGAAGGGTGTGATGGATGGGGCTGCTTAACAGAAGCGGCGTTGCCATCGTCATCCTCGGAAGGGATACCTGCTATGGACTGTAAAGCGTACCGTCTTGCGTACGTTATAGCAGAGCCCGCAGCCTGTGCATCCATCTTGGAGAGAGGTATAAAAAACGACTGCTCTAGCCACTCGCCAGAGGAATGCATCAGCCTAGTAGCTAGGCCGACAGAGCCCTCACCACTGACAGGGAACTGCACATAGCTTAATCCATGCGCTGCGAACGGGGCTTTGACAGCCTCGATGACATCACCTAGTGATGCGTACTTAGATTTAAAGAATGGGTTGGCCGAGCCCTTAACTGCTGCGCCCATCTCCCCCTGTGCCGCAGCCATCGCGGCTGCTAGGTTTGCTATTGATTCAGATTGTTTCATCTTCACCCTCCTCTTGAGCGAACATTGTGTCTAACACATCATCAATCACGCCTTGTGTTAGCTGCGCCATGCCCACCAGTGTGGGGTACTTGGCTTTGGCCTCTTTATCTTCTTCGATCCTTCTGCACTCTACTTGCGTGTTGAGTAGTGATGAGAATAGTATCCGCGCTTTTTCAGTGTCTAAAGTTAATTTGTAATCTGTCATGATATCCCCCTATCTCAGGTATTCTTGTTCGTTTAGGTCATCGCGAATGCGGTGCATGGCCTGTTCTGTGGTCTCATAGTCATGACCGTAAATAGCTAGCGCGGTCTCGGCTATACCAATCTCGCGAGTGGCAACATCCCTAATGAAAGACAGGACAGCCTCACGCATCTCACCCCTGAAAATGACAGAGTAAGTAAGCGTGTCAGCTTTGTTTGTAATTAGCTTATGGATGCAGCCGCGCAGGACTTCGGGGTCGGCGTGATAGAGCATGATGTCACACAGATACTCGTTCGCATCTGCGTCATGCAGTACAGAGAAGATCATCTTTTCGATGTCATCTTGTGGGACTACATCCCAATCGATGTCACCGTCAATCAGATATTGTGTTGCGGTTATTGGCTCAGCGAGCCACTCTTTGATGTATTTCATGTCATCCTCCTCAGAATGTGTAGCCATCGTAATATAGATTAAATATCCTTGTCAACAATTGTGTCGAAATAAAACCTGCGAGGCCGATCCTCCTGCTCGGTTAGCTGTAAGCTGTTATCATGGAAGTAAAAATTGTATGTGCCTTCCCATCCGCCGCTGTGTCTTTGCTTCGCTACAATCAGCTTTTGGTCTTTATGTTTAGCTAAATATTCCTGCTGCTTCTCATCTAACTCGGTCAGCTTGGCTAATTCCTTTAGCTGCTTTCTCTTCGCGTTGCTAGCGGTTAACAACACATTATCAGCCATGTCGGTAAGCGTACCTGCCCCGCGAATGGAATACTTGTCGGGTATCCAATTGTCATCTGCCTGTGGGGGCTTCCTGATATGAGCCACTAATATAATCCCGACATCTAACGTCTTGGCGCAGTGCTGTAATTTGTTGACGAACTCTGTCTCGGCTACATAATCTTGGAAGCCAGTGCCACATTTCGCGAGAGAATCAACGAAGACATACTTGCAGCCCAGTTCCCTCACGCAATAGTGGATGATGGATAGCACTCGCTCAGGCTTCACGGTATCTAACTGATCAAATATCACAAGGTTCTTATCAACGAACGCTGAGAACTCTTCAATGAAATTCTCGGCAGGTGTCCCATCCTTAGCCCCTGCGGCTTGCATTAACATCCGATACAGGGATTCGCTCGGCTTCATCTCAAGGGACGCGAGGCAGACCTTAGAGTCTTTGAGTAGACCAAGGATTATCTCGCCACAGATAAGGGATTTCTTGGAGGCATTAGCGCCACCGAATATGGTTAACTCACCCTGTCTTAAACGAAACGTATCATGCGTCTTAGGCCACGGCAGCTTCGCACCCCATATCTTTTGCCCTTTGGATCGTTCGACCACCTCATCATGCCACCTGCCCGCGCTGTGGATCTGAGAGGCTTCCATCATGCCAGTGAGTTCGAGGTACTGCTCTAATTCTAAACCTTGGGGAAGCTTCATAGTTCCACCCCCCATGACTGTTCGCGAGTAGGGGTCTGCTCTTGCCTACGCTTCTCCCATGTAACCACACAGGCTTTCCATGATTTCATCCTCTCTTTCCCGATTTTCCACCCGCGCGCCTCGTAGAATGCAATGAACATTTCGGGGTCTATTCCGTTACTGCGCGAGTCACAATACGCCCTCACTTCCTCAACTGTCGGGGGTATAGATTGTTTATTGTTACTTGTTACTTGTATAGTTGTTGACGTTTGCTTGGCAGTTGCTTGACTCTTGCTTGACGCTTGCTTGCCCGTATCTTGATACTGACTGTAGTTAGTTATTGAAATGATTGAGAATTTGTTTGTCGTTTGCTTGTCAATCATGTTGTCACTTTGAAACCAATCTAAGTACTTTCTCAGACGGCGTATTGAGATGCCTAATCTGGCGCTTGCGGCATGCAGCCCGAAGACCACATCCCCGCGCTTTATGTTGAGCATTTTCCCGTTAAATACCGTGGCCTTATCGGTAAGCGATGCCGCCATTAGCAGGTGCAGCCAAAGCTTTAGTGCCTCGGGCTCGCGCCATAGGAAGTGATCCTGTATTGCACGGTCTACCCTAATCCACCCTTTCATCATTCCCCCTCGCGCTGTTAACAATCCGCTGCGCCTCGTAAATATCTGCCCGATCCTTCTCAGTGAAGGCAACCCCTTCTTTTGACCACACCGGCACTAATTCTAGCAACCACTCGGCAGACTTCACCTGCTCGCGCGTATGGCGTTTAAATTTAGGGGTATAGTCACCCCTATCCTTGGGATAGATATGCTGCCACGCGAGCCCTACGGCGCTTAGAATCGATCCTGCGCTACAGTCCTGCGCAAAACAGTGTAGCAGCACCCGATCATCGGCCTCGCGGTATAGAATACTAAGTGAGTGAGATTTATCGTCATGCGCGGGGCATAAGGCCATTGCCTTGTTACCCTTGCGCCTTAACTGGCTCATTTTGCTGCAAATTAGCTCGTAATCTGCCATGATTTCCCCCTTGCGGTATAGGGAGAGAGTAGATATCCTGCACTAGATCGCAATGCATCCTCCTCCCCCTTGTGTGGTGATCAGCCCCCCGAAAGGGGGGCAACTAGTTTACTTCCTCGCATTTGACTTCCGACTCCCGATAATTAGGCCATCCTGCATCGCCATCTGTCAGCCGCCAAAGGCAGACCATGTCGGTATAGTTTTGCTCTCTGTATTCCGCCATGTCTAGATCCGCCTGATAGCTAATCGAGAACCCGACTAATAAGAGTATCAACAATAGTGCGAACAATATAGCGTTTTTCATTCTATCATCCCCCGCGCGCTCTCTTTTGCCCGCGCCACCTCGGCGGGCGTACACATTTCCGCGATTTCGTGCGCTAGTTTAAGCGCATCCCCGAGCCTATGCTCCGGTGCTGTTATACAAAGCGCGAGCGCCTTGGTTAATGCTGTTTCGTGTGTCATTTTATGGACTCCAAAAAGTTTAGCGCATGCCCGTCTATTTCATCCGCGCGCGCGATTCTGATAAATTCGATATGCTCGGATCGCATTGTGGCAACATGGAAATTATGCTCCTCTCTCGCTTGCTCAATTGCGTCCGCCTCAGATGTGGCCTCGAACACTGTAACCTCATCCCACACCTGCGCTTTCCGACTGATAACTGTGTAATCTTTTAACTTGTGCATGATTTCCCCTTGTAAATTAATGCCCTATGGTGACCCTATACGCCATTGACGTATAGCGTATTGCTTACAGTCTGTGATCTTCTAGCGCCTCAGCTAGTGTCTCGCAATAATTGCCGCCTTCAAAGAATGGCACATTGCCAGACCTAGATGGATCGATCGCACGCCATACAACGAATGGATGGAGCGGATGATCGCGCTTGACTATAGCGATCGCGGATGGATAGCGAGACGAATCGCCCGCTCTCTGATTTCTGAGATCTATTAACTGCCCGTCTACTTGCTCTAATGCTTTACTTAAATCCATTGTGATTCCCCTTTATTTAACTGCCGCGATTAGACCATCGCGCATTGTCACATTAGCGAAGAACTCGCGCCCTTGCCCTGTAATGTGCGGACGATTCGCCCCTGTTAATACTCCATCGCGCCGATATTCTTCGCCGAAAATACTGGTTTCGATATAGTCTAAACGCTGCCCGATTTGCTCTTTTAATACTTTTTTACTTGGATAATTGAACACTAGCATGGTGATTTCCCCTTATAGATAACCTAATTTAACTGCATTTTCGTCATACACCGCGATTTTAGCGAGGCCAGTACGCGCCTCAATTTCGACTGTGTACTGCCATTCTGGGTCGTATTTTCTGCATTCCGCCGCCGTGTCTATTGCGCGGTCGTATGGTAGTATTGTTGGATCTTGCTCATTAATTAGCATTGTTTCGCCCTCTTGTTTAACTCCATTACAGCATAGTGGAATTCGTCCCAATACTGCCCCGTTTTTGGGTTGCCTATTGTTTCGCCTATTGTTGCCGCTTGATAGGCATCACCCTTGATATACTCTAGCGATTCTACGGGCAATGCTTTAAAGCGCTCGATTGTTTCGCTATGCCAATTTCTCATAGTTAACCCCTCCTATCTGTTAAAGTGAAAATTGAATCGCTAAATTGCGAGTGATTATAGAATTGATCATCCCCATATAACTCATAGGCGTTAATTTGCTCTAGCGTTTTAAGCTTATTAAATCGACTATCGGGATAGCGACCGCCGAAAGCATTGGGCTCTCCCGCGTAGATAATCTCAACCTTAAATTTGCCATCCTTTCGCATGTTGTAAACGTGTATTACTTTCATAATTAACCCCTTGCTATAATATTAGCGTTATTAGTGCGCGATCCGTGAGCAGGGAATGCCACTACCGAATCGCGATTACTTACCGAACACAGCTTACAAGTCGCGCATGTCACTTCGTCCTTGTATGTAGCAGGGCAAGTTATAAATTTCACCCCTTGAATGGTGCGCGTATCGTTCCCGTGATCACTAGGCACAACGGCCGCGATGGGCAGATTGTGGCGTTTTAACTTGATCGCGTGATCTATAGTGTTCGCGGATAAGTTAACCGTAAACCCCTTACGATTAGCGGATCGAATCGCTTTGATGTTATGGGCATTGTCGCGGTAATGCGTATAGGTGAAACCCCGCTTGCCAGTGTTAGCGGTCGCAAGTAGATCTAGGGCTCGAGAGTCTAGATTCTCGCTATCCTTGCTATCGGGCATCAAATCGCCCGCTACGTTATGCCGCCACAAAGTGTTAACCTTAAGCTTGCCGATATTATCTAGAAAATCGGCGTATTTAGCGCCTCGCTCGCCGCTGGATACCTTATCCCAATTGAGGCGCGTGTAATAACCGGCCTCCGCATAACAACCGTTAACGCCCGCGTAAGGGCATGCCTTGGGGCAAGTGTCTCTCGCGCTTGTGGTGCAAGGTATAGCGCCTATTTTCTGATTAGATGATTTTTTGACGAATTGTATGTTCATAGTTTATCCCCTTAATATCCAGTGATTGTGATTAATGCGTTTTCGTCATCTACTAGCACCTCGAATAGCATGCCCTCTCTGATTAGTCCCGCCGCTATGATTGCTAATTGCTCGATGCTGCAATTTATTTTCCCCATTGTTCTATTCCCCTTGAAATTCAAAGACATTTTCGTTGATCCATTCATGCGCGCACTCTAGTGCATCCTGCGCGTTGTCGATCCCGTAGCAAGTGAAGCACTCAAAATCGACCCACTGGCCTCCTACAGGCCACTGGATATTGAATGTGGCCTTCCCGTTCCATTCGACTCGCAGATGGTCACCGTGCATTTCTAGTTCGAAATATTCCATTGTTTATTCCCCTTTTGTTAGATATTCGTTATTGATCCAGTATGTAGAGCGCTCGCCTCGTTCTAAGTATTCGGGCAGCAATTCAACGTATGAGCGCGAATCGTCTTCGATATGTTCTGCTAGCAGATAACATTCGAAGCTTGCGTGACCGTCATCGTATTCGTATAGCATGTGATTCCCCTTGAGATTGCGCCCCGAAGGGCGCGTATTGGTTAGACTTGAGTAATTAACCGCGCAATTACCGCATCGGCATAATTGCCATACTCCTCGTTAAATCCGTTATGCAGATTGCGCGCATCTATAGCGCATGATCCGATTACTTTCTCGATATCCTTACCCTTTGTTGCTGCTAGTACTAACTTTGCGCAATGGCTAGGCAATACCCCTGCCTCGTAAAAGTTAATCAATAAGCTTGCGGTAGTTGTCATGGTCTTCGCTAGTTGCATTGTCATATCCCTTTAGTGTGTGTGTATTGCGTTGTCGTGTAATACAATGCATTGCCCGTGCCAACTTTTGAAAGTCCAGTGTTTACGGGGTCTGTAGCCGATGTACTGTGTATGTATACAGTGTTGAGAGTGTTACTGTGTTACCGCAAAGTGTTACCGTGTTACCGTTGCAGTGTTACCGAACTACTCAACCATTCATCTGGGTTTCGTATCAGTGTGTTTCAATTTGAGTGTGGCTATTGGCTATTGGGTAACAGGCTATTGGCTGCATCCTCCACCCTCACACTTACTAAACCGATCGCTTTAATAAAGTAATCGCTTTACTATCTCGCGCGTTAAATGCTCGCGCGCGCGTGCGGTAACAGACGGGGCTCGAATCATGGACGGGGCGGGGCGATTGCGCGTGGCTTTTTATTGTAGTTGCCCCCCAAATTTGCTCGAAGCCAAATTAAAAAAAAGAAGCAAAAAAACCACCCCTCAAACCCGCATGAACACAGGGGTTGGCGAAATTGACCAATTAATGGTTTAATACGCCAAATATTAATCTTAAAAGAGCTTCTATGTTGTGGCTGAAGACAATGTACCAGTAAAGAGAAAGCGTGGTCGTCCCCGTAAGTCGGAGATAGAGAAACCGAAGAACCGCCCTGTGGGTAGACCCAAGGGCGACCATTCGGCTATGGCAGAGATGAAGCAGCGATTCCTCGCGAGAAGGGATACCAATGCTGTGATAGAGTCTATCTTCCGAGCCGCTCAAGATGATGACCACAAGAATCAATCTGCTGCGTGGAAGCTTATCGTAGATCGCATCTTGCCTATTAGCTCGTTTGACAAAGACAAGCTAGGCGGCAAGCCTACGGTCAATATCACTATCTCAGGTGTCACTGATACTATCGTACAGCCTGAAGCAATAGACGGAGAGGTTATCGATTATGAGTGACCCATTGAGCCAAGTCCTCGGAATAGAGGCAAAGAAGAGAAAGCTAAACAACCAAGACCTTAGCAACCTCAAAAGCTTTATGAACAACGTCGGGGAGATAGAAAGCAACAACATCCCTGATAGATACCAGAATGACAGCGAAGATTCTGCGGGTAGAGGCAAGTACCAGTTCGAAAACGACAAAGGCAGCAACGCAGCTAGGACAGCAGCTAACCGCCTCGCGCAATGGGAAAAGGCTAATGGAACTCTAGACATCCCGCCAAACGAGCGGGAAGAGTTATCTAAACCGAGCCCTAACTTCGCGGTTTTAAGCGAGCCTGTGCAAGACGCGCTGTTTTTGGTTAACATGAGCGTAGCCCCTAAAGTCCCGTTTAGTGACATAGCTAGAGGTAAAATCCCACAGAAAGACGCATGGATTAAATACCACTGGGCAGGTAGCGAAAAAGAAGCGCCAAAGAAAGCGCGGATGTGGGATATGCGACAAATGCAAAACAAAGCGAAAGAAGCAAAAACATTCATCAGTTCTTTATTTTAGAGGAAATACCATGAAAACTAGACCATTACCCGTTAAGGGTCAGCGTGTTGCAACAAACAAGAAAAACAAAAAGAAGAAAAAATGAACCTAGACATTAGTCTCCTTGAGTGGCAGAAAGAAGTTTGGAACGACCCTACGCGTTTCAAAGTAGTTGCTGCGGGTCGCAGGACGGGAAAATCTCGTCTTGCGGCTTATCTTTTGATCGTCAACGCTCTGAGGTCAGATAAAGGGCAGGTGTTCTATGTAGCCCCCACACAAGGCCAAGCACGAGACATTATGTGGAATCTCCTCTTGGAGATAGGCCAACCCGTCATAGAAAACTCCCATGTAAACAACATGCAGGTTCGACTAATCAACGGCACAACTATTAGCTTGAAAGGCGCTGATAGACCTGAGACAATGCGCGGCGTAAGTCTCAAGTTTCTAGTCTTGGACGAATACGCAGACATGAAGCCCGATGTATGGGAATTAATCTTACGACCTGCGCTCACAGACTTGAAGGGCGATGCCTTATTTATCGGGACACCAATGGGTAGAAATCATTTTTATGAACTCTACAAACAAGCCAGTTTAGGCGAAGATCCCACTTATAAAGCATGGCACTACACAAGCTACGATAACGACTTACTAGACAAAGAAGAGATAGATGCAGCCAAGAAATCCATGTCTTCCTTCGCGTTTCGCCAAGAGTTTATGGCGTCTTTCGAGGCGCGCGGCTCTGAGATGTTTAAAGAAGAGTGGGTTCGGTTCGATGACGAAGAGCCAGATACTGGCGATTACTACGTTGCAATTGACCTCGCGGGCTTCGAAGAGGTCGGCAAAGCCAAATCTAAAAATAAAAAGCTTGACAATACCGCTATTGCCATTGTAAAGGTAGGCGAGTATGGTTGGTGGGTAAAAGATATCGTGTGTGGTAGGTGGGAGCTAAATGCTACTGCCGAAAAGATATTTCAAATAGTTAGAGACTACCAACCAATCTCAGTCGGTATAGAGAAGGGCATTGCCCGACAGGCTGTTATGTCGCCGCTTACCGACCTGATGAAGAAGTATCAGAACTTCTTTCGCGTTGAGGAGCTAACTCACGGCAACAAAAAGAAAACCGACAGGGTTATGTGGGCGTTGCAAGGTAGATTCGAGAACGGAATCTGCAACCTCAATAAGGGAGAGTGGAACATCCAATTCATGGATGAAATCTTCCAATTCCCAGATTCTTTAACCCACGATGACATGGTAGACGCTTTGGCTTATATAGATCAACTAGCCAAGGTGTCTTACTCATACGATTTTGAAGTAGATGAGTTTGAAGTTCTAGACTCAGTATCAGGATATTAAGATGCTCGAATCCAACGAAGACAAGTTTGGCATAGAAGAGACTCTTGAGTCGTGGGTAATGGAGAAATGTCGCGATTGGCGAGACCATTACGAGACTAACTACGAGCAGAAGTTTGACGAATACTACCGTCTGTGGCGTGGTATTTACTCTAGCGAAGACCGTAACCGAGATTCCGAACGATCACAGATCATATCCCCTGCCTTACAACAAGCCGTAGAGTCCTCAGTCGCAGAGATTGAAGAAGCTACGTTTGGTCGTGGTCGTTTCTTTGACATGAAGGACGATATCTCTGACCAAGAGACGCAAGACGTAGTCTACCTTCGCGAAAAGCTATTGGAAGACTTTAAAGCGAACAAGATACGCAAGGGCGTGGCTGAGTGTTTGATCAACGCAGCCGTCTTTGGCACAGGCATAGCAGAGATTGTGCTAGAAGAAATCAAAGAGATGAAGCCTGCAACCGAGCCAATTATGGACGGTCAGCTACAAGCAGTGGGTGTTAACATCTCAGACCGCACAGTCGTGAAACTACGACCTGTTTTACCTCAAAACTTCTTGATTGACCCCGTTGCTGTGGACGTAGACAGCGCTTTGGGTGTAGTGATTGATGAATTTGTCTCACCACACGCCATAGAACAACTACAAGAGAAGGGTGTATACAAGAATGTACCATTTAACTTCGCGTATCCTGACACAGACCTAGATCCAGACCACGAACTTACCACGCAGCCTACCGATAAGACTCGTTTGACCAAGTATTACGGACTTGTTCCACGCTATTTACTTGAGAATAACGAAGAGTACGAAGAGGTTGAACAGCTAACAGACGCCGAAGAAGACACAGACTTCTATGTTGAGGCGATTGTTGTAATAGCTAACGGTGGTACTCTGCTGAAAGCGGAGAAGAACCCGTACATGATGCAAGATCGCCCAGTTGTGGCGTTTCCTTGGGACATCGTACCTTCGCGGTTCTGGGGTCGTGGTGTATGTGAGAAGGGTTACAACTCACAGAAGGCATTAGACGCAGAATTACGGGCTAGGATCGATGCACTGGCTTTAACAGTCCACCCAATGATGGCAATGGACGCAACTCGTTTACCTCGCGGGGCAAAGCCTGAAGTAAGACCGGGGAAAATCATTCTTACTAACGGTAATCCTGCGGAAATTCTACAGCCGTTTAACTTTGGGCAAGTCAATCAGATTACCTTCGCGCAAGCAGGTGAGTTGCAGCGAATGGTGCAGACTGCCACAGGCGCAATAGACTCTGTTGGTGTTGGTGGGTCAATTAACGGCGAGGCTACCGCAGCGGGCATTTCAATGTCCCTTGGTGCGGTGATTAAGCGCCATAAACGCACGTTAATTAACTTCCAAGAGTCTTTTTTAATACCGTTTGTGACTAAAGCTGCGCACAGATACATGCAGTTTGAGCCCGAACTATATCCGGTAGCAGATTATAAGTTTGAAGTTACTTCATCTCTTGGCATCATTGCGAGAGAGTATGAGGTTACACAGTTGGTTCAGCTTTTGCAGACTATGTCTCCTGAATCTCCGCTATATCCTGCGTTGATTCAATCAATTATAGACAACATGAACCTCAGTAACCGAGAGCAGCTAATACAAACTCTACAGCAAGCAGGTCAGCCTTCGCCTGAAGCTCAGCAAGCACAACAAGCAAGCATGCAAGCACAGATGGCGTTCCAACAGTCGCAGACTAACGCACTGAACGGACAGGCTGCTGAGTCAGAAGCCAGAGCGCAGAAGATCGCAGCAGAGACGAAGGCAATACCTGTAGAGCTAGAGATTGATCAGATCAAAGCGGTAACGTCTAACCTTCAGGTTGGCACGGCAGATGATAAAGAGTTTGAACGCAGACTTAAAATCGCTGATGCGCAGCTTAAAGAGAAAAAACTGAACCTTGATACCGTAAAGGCCATGCCGCAATGATCACCAAACGAGAGCTAGAGGACGTAGTAACACAGATAAACGCTGTGCTAGATAGACTAAACAAGCGTCTAGAGTCCGTAGAAAAGCAACACGCTATTCTTCTGCACGAGCTACAAGCTAAGGTTAAGGCTAAGAAGAATGGATAAAGAAACAGAACAATATTACGACAACCTCGCGGATATGTTTTTAACGCGAGGGTGGAAAGATTTAGTTGAGGAGCTAACCACTAACGCTACTCACATTAATTGCGTTGAGTATACGAAAGATGAGAATGATCTTAACTTTCGTAAAGGCCAGTTAAACATTTTGGCCTACATACTTAACTTAGAATCTACAGTGGATCGCTTACGAGAGGGTAGCAGTGATGTTGATAATCTTTGATTTCCAATGCGCAGAAGGCCATGTCCATGAGGCAATGGTTAACCGCGATAAGGTGGTTGAAGGTTATACGCGTGACTGTCCTGAGTGTGGCGGTGCTAGTAGTAAGATGATCTCACCTGTTAAGTCGGTACTCGACCCCATCTCCGGTTCTTATCCGGGAGCTACTATGAAATGGGCTAAAGATAGACAGGCGAAGATTAAACACGAACGCAAGGTAGCCGAGTCGTAAAGTCCTTCGGGGTAGCTTTTAGAATTGGTCTTGTCTCCATAGGAGTTTAATAGTGGCACAACTTATTGACGAAGTGACGAACGAGGTAGATGAAGAAGTACAACAGGAAGCGGTCTCGGAAAATACTGAAGAGGTAGCCGTAGATGACACCCCCGAGCATTACAGGGGAAAAACTCCTGCTGAGTTGATTAAGATGCACCAAGAGGCAGAGTCCCGCATCGGTCAGCAAGGTCAGGAAGTAGGTCAGCTAAGAAAAGTTGTAGATGATTTCATTCTTAATCAGAGCAAAGTCAACGAACCGGAACAGGCTGAAGAGATAGATTTCTTTGCTGAACCCGATAAAGCAGTTGACAGCAAAATTGCAAACCATCCAACCATTAAACAGTTGGAGCAATTAGGCAATCAGATGCGACAAAGTCAGACTCTTTCTGCTTTACAGCAGAAGCATCCTGACATTAAAGAGATTGCTATGGACGCCAACTTTCAGAAGTGGGTAGTCGGCAGCAAGATCCGTTCAGAGTTATACGAACGAGCAAACAACAAATACGACTATGACGCGGCAGATGAATTGTTTTCTTCTTGGAAATCAACTCAAGATATCGCGAAGCAGACGGTAGATGTTGAGCGCAAAGAGCGTAAACAAACTTTGAATGCAGCTTCAACGGGCGGTGCTAATGGAAGTTCAGAAGCACCAAGCAGAAAGATCTATAGACGAAGCGACATTATTGAACTAATGCGAACCAACCCGCAACGCTATCAATCGATGTCTGATGAGATCATGAGGGCGTATCAGGAAGGTCGCGTAAAAAGCTAACCTTTGAGAGATTATTATGGCTACTTCTACTTATCCTAATATGGGCGGCGCAGTAACTAACACTACTGCTGCTACATTTATTCCTGAAATTTGGAGTGACGAGATTCGTGCGGCGTATGAGAAGAACCTCATCCTCGCGAACCTAGTCAAGAAAATGGGTATGACAGGCAAGAAGGGTGACATCATCCATATTCCTGCTCCTATCCGTGGCGATGCGTACGCGAAAGCGTCAGCAACTGCTGTCACAATCCAAAGCAACACAGAGAGCGAAGTGCAAGTTGCAATTGACAAGCACTACGAGTACTCACGCATCATCGAAGATATTACAGAGACTCAAGCGCTTGCTTCACTCCGTAATTTCTACACATCTGATGCGGGTTATGCTCTGTCGCGTCAGGTAGACACAGACCTCTTCACGCTTGGTAAGTCACTAGGTGATGGCGATGGTTCTGCTTGGACTAACTCTGCTGCGTTCTACTGTGACGCATCAACTGGCCTGACTGCCTACGCTGATGACACGGTTACTACTGCTGATGTATTTACTGATGCTTGTTTCCGCGCTTTGATTCAGAAGCAGGATGACGCCGATGTCCCTATGGACAACCGTGCGTTTGTTATTCCTCCTTCACTGCGTAACGCAATCATGGGCGTTGAGCGTTATGTATCTTCTGACTTCGTTGGTGGTCAGACTGTACAGAACGGTAAGATCGGTAGCCTATACGGTGTTGACGTATACGTTACTTCTAACTGCCCTGTCACTGAAACTGCTGCGAACAACTCAGCGGGTGGTGAAATCAAGGCAGCAATGCTCATCCACCAAGACACTATGATCTTGGCAGAGCAGATGTCAGTACGTTCACAGACTCAGTACAAGCAGGAGTTCCTCGGAACACTGTATACTGCTGATACTCTGTACGGTGTCAAGACTTACCGTCCTGACAGCGGTTTCATCATGGCTGTTAACGGCTAATGGAGATGGGGGTAGGGAAACCTGCCCCCTTATCTTATGCGTAATAAAGACCCGAAATTAACCAGGCTCGGATTAAGTGGGTATAACAAACCCAAAAAGACTCCTAATCATCCCACCAAAAGCCATGTTGTATTGGCTAAAGTTGGTGATCAAGTAAAGACTGTCCGATTTGGACAGCAGGGTGTGACGGGCGCAGGGAGCAATCCCAAGACTGCCAAAGACAAAGCGCGAAAGAAATCATACTACGCTAGGCATAACGCTCAAGACTCAAGCCCTTCAAAACTATCTGCAAGATACTGGTCGCATAAAACCAAGTGGTAACTACAGGAATTTAACATGGCAACGATAGTAACCAAGAACAGCTCAACTGCTTCAGCCGTACCAACTACAAGTGACTTGGTTCAAGGCGAACTCGCTGTCAACGTCACGGATAAAAGACTATTCACAGAGAATGCGTCTACACAGATTGTAGAACTGGGTACTAATCCGTCTACTGTTACCACTGCTACAGCTACGGTTACTGGCACATTAACAGCTAACGGTACATTCGCGTCTAATAACGCAGTTATTACAGGCGGCTCAATCAACTCTACGCCCATTGGTGCGACTACCCCATCAACAGTAAGGGGTTCTACAGTAACAGCGACCACGGGCTTTGTAGGCGGTCTAACAGGCAATGTAGTAGGTAACTTAACAGGAAACGTCACTGGCAACGTCACTGGCAACGTCACAGGCGACCTGACAGGCAATGTCACGGCTTCTACAGGTACATCTACGGTTAACAACCTAGTCGTTAACGGCACTGTAGATTTTACAAACACACGCCTTACAGACGTAGCTGAGCCTATTGCAGGTTCTGACGCTGCTACTAAGACTTATGTAGATACATCTATCGCGGCTGTCATTGACGGCGCACCTGCTGCACTAGACACTCTAAACGAGCTAGCTGCTGCATTGAACGATGATGCGTCTTTCCACACTACAGTCACTAACTCCCTCGCGGGAAAGCTACCGTTAGCGGGCGGCACAATGACAGGTCAGCTGTCGTTAGGTGCTAATAAGATTGTTAGTGTTGCTGATCCTACCCTCGCGCAAGACGTAGCAACTAAAGCCTACGTTGATGCAGCAGACAGCACAGGACTTCCACTTTCGGGTGGTACGATGTCCGGTGCTATTGCAATGGGTACTAACAAGATTACAGGTCTTGGCACTCCTACAGACGCAGCAGACGCTACGACTAAAGCCTACACAGACTCAATCTTGGGTTCTGCTACATCTGCTGCTGCCTCTGCTGCCGCTGCGTCAACCTCTGAGTCTAATGCAGCGACATCAGCTTCTAATGCTTCTACCTCAGAGACGAATGCGCTTAACTCTGCCAACGCTGCTGCCTCAAGCTACGACCAGTTTGATGACCGCTACTTAGGCGATAAAGCCTCAGACCCTACACTAGACAATGACGGCAATGCTTTATTAACTGGTGCGCTGTATTTCAACACTACGTCTGATGTCATGCGTGTCTACAACGGCTCTGCTTGGCAAGACACTGCTATTAGTCCTAACTCCCCAACCTTCACAGGCATAGTCACGGCTGATGGTTTGTCTCTTGGTGATAATGACAAGGCTACGTTTGGTAACTCTAACGATCTTGAGATTTACCATGATGGCACTAGTAGTTATATCGTAGATAACGGCACAGGTAATTTACAAATTGATGCCAACGACTTTAGGGTTCGCAAACCTGATGGGTCAGAGGCAATGATTCATGCTAATTCTGATGGCGCTGTTAAACTTTTTTATGACGGTGGGGCAACTCCTAAACTCGCCACAACCGCCACAGGCATAGACGTTACTGGCACAGCCACAATGGATGGGCTGACTGTAACAACATCCATTAACGCTGAACTAAATTTATCAGCGACTGGAGCTGGAGTAACAAACAACATTGTTTTGGGTGCTGGTTCTGGTCTTTATTGGAATCACGATGATAGGACTACTGACGGTTTAATTCTCAGCACTGGTGAGTCTTTCGCTAATTCATACCCCATTACTATGAAAGTTGGCTCAGGTAATGCAATGAAAGTTGCTACCAACGGCGACATCTCCTTCTACGAAGACACTGGCACGACTCCAAAGTTCTTCTGGGATGCTTCTGCTGAGTCTTTGGGTATTGGTACTAGTAGTCCTACTTCTTACAACTCAAAAGCTGATGACCTTGTTGTTTTAACTTCTGCCGACACTGGAATTTCAATAGTAAGCGGAACATCTAGCGAGGGTGCGATAATCTTTGCCGATGGGACAACTGGTGGCGACCCACTAAGAGGCAGAATTAGGTATAGCCATAGTACAGATTCTATGGACTTCCGTGTCAACAACGCAGAAGCCATGAGCATAGACAGTGGTGGCCGTCTTGGTATTGGTACTAGTTCGCCAGCTTATTTGTTGAGTTTAAAAGACAGTAATGGCGCTGATTTAGCTTTTAGCAATTCAACTGCTTCGCCGTCAGCAGGTGATTATCTCGGAAGAATTTATGCTTTAGATAACAGCAACAACTTCTTTGCTGGTATTAATATGTTCTACCATGATTCCAACGATGGAGAAATACGGTTTAGGATTAAAACTGCCGGCGCTAATGCCGATGTGATGACTTTAGTGGACGGCAATGTTGGTATTGG